GATATAAAGGACTTACCCAGTCTCCCAAGGGAGCGATTGTTAACTCAACTACAAATACATGGATGTATTGTGGCATACAGTATCAAGGCGTAACGGATGGTGGAGCAACCCTTGAAACAGGAGCAGCCGGGACAATTACATGGGTGGTAGGAGAGATCTTCAGTTTAGATGCTGATGAAACGGATGGCGCTGTTTGTACAAGCGGAACTTGTATCCCTGTTATTGCATTAAAGAAATATCTGAAGTCGAATATTGTAACTCCTATATGGAGTGATTACGAATGGTCTGTAAAGTCACTGGTAGGCGAGTATTTGGATTATAAGTCTCCAGTGGTATCAAACCTCATTAAAAGCCTTCCCGGTGGCGAAAAGGTCCGTTATGGCTTCGTAGCATTCGATAAGACTGGGTCTCCATTCTATGCCCGTTGGTTAAATAATAAAAATTCAACCCTTGGTTATGGTGATCCGGTTATTCCTAAGCGAAGTAGTGCTTTTACTGGAGGAGAAGATTTGATCGTAGGATATAAAGAAGAAGATGGCCCAGACCGTTCTGCTGATGGAACTTATTTTGAACAACTCAATGGCATATCTCTTGGAATAAGTATTTCAGATCTTGATCTTACAGACATCATTGATGACATTAGTGGATTTATGATCGTTCAGGCTCCTATCGCACATAAATACATTGGTTCCGGATTGATTAATTTCACTTACAATAAATCTGGTGCTGAAAATGAACTTTTCTGTAATTTCGGATATGTGGCTGGTGGCCCATCAGGAGCATATGACCAGTATCAGTATCCAGGGATATATGGATTAGTCTGTCCTGAAGATATATTTGAACTTAAAGATTTTATAATCCAACCTGGAGATAAGATTGAAAACCATCAATATCTGCTTCCTTATCTTAAAGATGAAATTGTATCCACAGGATATGGAAGATTTTCAATGAGACAATCAGCATTACCCAATGGCGTTGATAATTCATTTGATGTATATCAGAAATTTCTTGATCCACTAAACACAACACAACCGGGAGGATCAAACTCTCTTATTGGTAAAGTATTTGAAATCCTGTTTTCAACAAAAATCAATGTTCAGGATGATGATATTCCTGTTCATCCAATCAATGAGTCTTTGGTTTATAAAGCAGAGACAAACAAACATAATGAAGGATCTAATCTTAAAGGGTTGTGCGGAAAACATAATGTTCTTGTTCTGGATATTGATGAGTCTGGAAATAATCCAGTTGGAGAATATGGTACTCCTAATCCAAGAGCATTAATAGTTAAAATCAGAAGGAATATCGACACTTCATATGGAGGAACAAGTGATTCAGTTCTCTCGAATACAAATTATATAGCTATTGGACATTTCCAAGAGATCAATGATACAGTGAAGGCAGACATAGAATCCAATGGACGGTATATCTTTAATAGTTTAGAAGTTTTCGGCGGTGATCATTTTATTGGTCTTATGGATCATCAAAGAGTTTTGGTTAATCGTGATGCCTCTACAGCAGATTACCAAATGGGTCATGGAGTAATATTTCCGGTTGAATCGTTAATCAATATTGCATTAAGGGAAGGAACTCATTTATCTAAAGACAGACCTTACCAAGAAACGATCAATACAACAGGAATCAGTCACGAAGTTGCGAACTTTAAACTGGAAGAATTCAATTACAATGACGGATATTCAAGCAGTGACATCAATGATTACTATCTGCCATTCCCTTTTAATACGATCTTATTAAATAAGTTTGACGCACAGTTAAGGCACTCTCCACAAAAAAGTATAGGAGAAAGAGAGGATCAATTCAGGATTTTCAACGTAAATGATAAGTTAGATCTTGATTCAATTAATGGGGAAATTATAAATATCAAGTCGAAATACAATCGTATTATTTATTGGCAAAGAGATGCAATCGGATACGTGCCGGTTAATGAACGGGCATTAACCCAGACAGCATTTGGCGATCCTGTTCAACTTGGTGTTGGAGGGATATTTGAGAGATATGATGATATGACCAGCAAACTTGGGAATTCACACCAGTTTGGATTGGTTGAATCAGATGCAGGATTCCATTGGTACGATGCGAAAAGGAAAATGTACATATCCCTTACGGAAAGTCTTAAACTATCTCAAGAATCAATTGCCAAGGGTTATAATAATTGGTTTGAAGCAAATATTGATCCGAACATAATTGATTATGATAATTCTATTCTTCCCGACGGATACGGAATCTCTGGTGGTTACGATCCGAGATTAAAGACAGTCTTTCATCATTTTATCAATCCGTCCGATGGATCACATAAGACAATCGGATATGATATCCGGTTTCAAAAGTTCGTTGGTGAGTTTGATATGCCCGGAGTTGTTTGGATGCGATATCGTAATGTATTATTCACCACGAAACAGAATGACGGAGTGATCTACTCGCATGGAAATGGTGCTGTGGGGAGTTTGTATGGAGTAAGTGTTATTCCGGAGATTCAAGTTGTTGTAAAGTCAGAGGGACATGAACCAGTCTTTTTTGATAACTTTGAATTATTGGGTAACGATAAGTTCTTTGAGCAGATCATTTGTCAGACCTCGAATCAGGAGGTAACTGAAGTTATTTCTGCTATTTCGAGAAATTACAAGTATCGGAATAGAAGATGGTATGGAAATTATCCACGTTATCAAGAAGTAACAGCTACTTTTACAGGACAGAAAGAAAGACTTGTCGATGGCTATATGATTCTTACTTTTACAGGTATTAGCCAGTTAATAAAGTTTATGGAGTTAAAATCATCAATTCGTAAAGCATACTAAAATGGCAGGAATAAATACATATAGGCCCCCGGAGACAACCACAAAAAGATTCGATAGTTCTGAAATATTTGGAACAAGTAGTACTTCAGGATCGACTGAAGAGGCAGGATTAATGGATAGTCTTGGTGGATATGCAGCGATAGCTTCCAGTCTTTCCGATTCTATTTCTTCAGCACTGACCACCAGTACTGAAAAGAAGAATTTAGAACTTAAGAAAAAGCTTGAAGAGTATCGTTACGACCCGTCAAAAATTATCGCTGAGATGGAGTATAATTCCGGAGTAAATGGGATTGTACAAGGAGGATTGGAAGGAGCGGAATCTGGAAGTATCTTAGGAATTGTTCTCGGTATTGGAGAAGGAATTTTAAATATGGGGGTGAATCAATCAGAGATGAAAGATATTAAAGATGATTGGTCTAATTACTGGGGAACCAGAGCTTCTACAGCAACAGCGAAGTCTGGATTTAAGTCAGGAGGGAAAATAAAGGGAGCCGGGACTTCTAAGTCAGACAGTATTGGTATGAATGTTCCTGAAGGTGCTTTTATTGTCCCGAAAGAAAATGCTTCTAAAGCAATGGAGTATGGGAAAGACTATCTTGGATGGAGGGATAACGAAGTCGCATCACGAAACAATGGAAACATCGATATCAATGTCAGCAACGGAGAGATCTACTATACTCCTGAAGAATATAAAGCTTTGAATTACTATGGAGTCAATGTAGACGACCTTGCTCCAAATGCTGAGAAGAATGGAACGGGATTCTGCCGTGGAGGAAAAACCAGAAAATATTATCAAGGAACCCCTCCTGGTGGAGTAGAATCAGATATCTATTTAAAACAGGATAATAACGGTTTATGGGCAGAGGATAATGAAGATCCGGTAAAACCAGAAGTTGACCTATGGGCAAAGTCTAATCCAAAAAAAGCTTTGGAAGCAGAACTTGGGATTATGACTCCTGAGCAAAAAGAAGCCTTTAAAAAAGAAAGAGCTACTACTGCAGGCATGAAACCAGATATTGCTCCGATCATTGAAAGTGTTGAACCCGATAAAGATTCACAATTCAATGAGTTCATGAAAAACGTAGGTGTTATTGCAGGAGCAGCACAGGCAGCCGGTGGCATAGCTGGACTACGCAAGGCGGGAGAAAGGCCCGATATCAATGTCTCAAACACTTTAAAACGTCTTTCTCGGGATGCCCGCGAAGCAGCGAACTATGGATTACCCCCTGCTGCAAAGAATGTGATGAAACAACAGAGTGCAAGAGCTTATCGTGATACGGTAAATGAGATAACTGGAAGGGGTGGATCTGCCCAGGAGATTTATAATCGGACTATCGGAGCTTTATCACAAAGGCTTGCGTCGGATCAAAAACTTGAACTTGCGGACTACCAGGCACGAGAAGCAAAGGTAGACCGGTCTGTAGGCGTTGATCTGAATCTTGCCGGCCAGGAATTCGATGTAAGCAAAATCGGTTTACAGTCATGGGAAAAGGATCAAGATGTATGGGCAAATCTGATGGCTGCAGGAATTAAAAATATGATTGGAGCTAATCAATATAAAAGAGAAGCTGATATTGCTGAAGAAATGAATAAAGATCGTAACACTACTGTAATTACATTCCCAAAATAATGGCACAAACAGGATTAGGCAAAGGTCTTGCCGTTGAACATGATTTTGGCGCAGATATAAACCGACTGTACCAGAGAGAGAATATGCGGGCTCAGATAAACGTAGAAAAACATCGTAAAGCTCAACTCTATGGAGAGATGATGAAAAAGCCTCATGTTCGTGGTGAGTACAATACCAAACGACTTGAAACGCACATTCAGGATGTAAATAACCGGCTTGCTGATTTTGTAACTGCCAATCCCGGGTGGGAAACTGATCCTGGTTTATTTGCTGAATTTTCTACTCTTACTGATGAATATATCAATAATGATATTGTACGCGAAGATATCCAGGTTCAAAAAAATTATGAAGCTTTTCAATCACAAGCCAGTTCCGGGAAACTGAAGTCAAGTATGATTGAGAAAAATATGAATGAGTATACCAATTACATTGAACATGGAAATAATGGTCATCCTTATCTATTCATGAATCCATTGGAAATTAATACTACTGATCTACTAAAAGAATCTCAATCAATCCTTGCTGCTGATGATTATACTGAAAGTTATATTGCTCCAAATGGGTTACTTGCTTATCGAAGCATAAGCAGGATTCCTGATGCTGCAATACAAACAGAGGTAAATGCCAATTTTAAAGATCCGGATAAAGCGCAGGCTATTATGGCTGAATATGAAGCCGTGGGAGGGAAAGCTATTGCTCCAACAGCCAAACAATATTGGTTCGATCGTCAACAGGGAGCTGCTTCAGAATCAAGACGAAGGGCTGGTTATGATGAAGCTGCTCTTGCTGCATATAAGGGAGGACTTGATGGTAACGATCAATCACAGGTTCCAAGTTATTATCAAAGTGATGTTCTTGACAGGATTGATCAGGCAAATGCTAATTATGTCAAATCCGGAGACCTTGCAGATATGCGTTTTACAACCTCGGCTCGCCCTGAATATTTTGCTTTGACTTCATGGGAAAAGGCAGGATCACAGGTGAACGTTAAAGGGACTGAAGGGTATCGATTTGCTCTTTCAGGAAAAGAAATAGAAGAAGGTAAGATTAGTCCGGACAAATTTAATTTTGACGCGGAGATCATTTCTGTCGGTTCAGGCAAGTATGTTTTTGATAATTACAATTCATATATCGAGATGCCAGTAAAGATTCCAATTCCAATCTCGGCTGATGCAATGAAATCAGGAAATGACGGTAAAAATTTAAGTACTTTGCCGGCAGCGGATAAATCTTTTGAAGATGATCTACTTGCTCATGGATTTCAATATAGGGAAGAAGAAACTTTTGATTGGGGATCTTTTGGAAGCGGAAAAACAAAAAAAGTAAAATACCTTTATGGTACAATACAAGCCCCGGCTATTGAGGATGCAATGACCATTCGTAAATTCGATGGTGGTGTTCTTAGTGCAAGAGAACAACAAGATGCTGCTGCATCTGGGATGTATGATTATTCAGCTTATAAGAGATCACAAATACAAGATCCTATTGAAATAGCAAATACAAAACTTCCAGGATATAATTTTAGTAGAAGAGAATCTGATGGAAAAGTAACGTCTGCAGATGGATTATATGAACTTAAACCAAATGGAGATATAGTTCCGATTGAATAATGAGCGACGATAAAAGAAAACCCATAGGGAACATATATGATCCCAATTTTGTAAGTCCTGAAGTAACAACCTCTCTTCAAGATAACCCTGTTGATTTCCGAACGGATAAAAAAACAAAACCTATTGGGAATATTTATGATCCTGATTTCAAAATGCCTGATCGCAGGATTGACTTTACGAAGAACCCTGCAAATGTTGAGGGGGAAAATCCACTTGCAAGTACGCCTGAGTTATCAGAGAATGAGGTATCTGATGAACCGATTGTAACTTCATTTGAACGAGCAAAGGCTTCTATCGGAGTAATTGACAGTCAGATCGCACAAGATCAATCCCTGGAAATTGAACTCAGAGGAGAATTAAACAAGCGAAGAAACTTCAAAGATACCATATCTGGTGATCGAAAAGATGTCAAGGAACACTTAAATCAGGTAATAAAGAATCTTAACAATTTAAGACTTGAAAAGAATAAACTGATTGAAGAAAATATTGATACTGCAGATATTGATACCCAGATCGAATGGTTGCTGAGTGAGCTTGATGAAATTACCAGTGAGGAGAATACCCTTTCCATAAATGCAGCAAACAGGTATTCGGCATCAAGCATTAATTTGCCAAGCAATCTTGATCCTTGGGGAAATGTTTCTCCTGCTGGTAAACCTCCCAAAGTACGGTCTATTGATGAATTAAGGCTTGACAAAGCGAAGATCCAAAATAAGCTCGGAGAGCTTCGAAATAAACGGAAACAATTCGAATATTCAGCTACCGAAAGATCACCAGAAGAGAAACAGGAAATCCTTACCAATACCGGATCTATATCCGGGAACATAAAAGATTTCGATATTGCAAGTAAGTATTCTCAAAGCACCCGTAACCAGGTCGTCAAGGAATATCTCTATAATGGGTTTGCTGATATTGCCAAAAAGAATATCGAGGTATTCAAAGAACGTGGTGATTACCGTCACTTAATGTCTGCTGAAAGCCTTATTTATGGAGAGCATCCTTCTCCAACAATGGAAGACTTTGATAAGACTGAAAATATCTATAAACAACTTCAGAGAAACGAAGCGTTCAGGAAAGCCGGCTTTATTGAAAAACGTGCTGAAGCAGAGAAAGGGTTAAAACAATATTTTTCGACCATTGAAGATCCTGAAGAGCGCAAACAGATGGTTGCCAAGTACACCCCACTTATCGCTGCCAGGATGTCGATCAATACCGACGGACAGGTATCCATGCATGGATTGCAATTATTTGCCGAGTATAATCACCGGGAATTAACAAGTCGCAAAATGGATCTTGATTCGCAGCGCAAGGCTTTCCCAATGCAGGGAGAGGATCGTGCAGCGATGAGCGCAAAGTATGGGGGAGAAGATAATCTCCGTAAATATGAAAAAGATCTGGATCAAGAGCTTCACATGATCAACCAAGCACTTGATTATACAAACCAGATCATGAAGATCGACCTGAATAATTCTGCTGAATTCAGTCTCTTTGGTAAGGATTACACAAGCAAGGCTCTTGGGAATATTCAAGCAGGGATGACAAGCCAATCATTAACCCACTTGCTTGATGCTGGTATTCTGGAAATGGCACAGGCTTTCAACCTGAAAGAGATTGCCAAGCGATCAGAGACAGGTGAGATTACATGGGCTGAATCGAAAGTCTTTGAGATGTATACTATGATGAACCAGGCTAACGGATCAAAAGAGATTATGCCTGGATTTAAGATAGGAAAAGGAGTTGCTGATATGATTCCCTATATCGCTTCGTTTGCTGCTTCAAATCCACTATATGCCTTTACTAAGTCTGCAACCGGAGCTGGTCTTAAAGCTGTTTCAAAAGTTGCCGGGAGAGCTGCCCCGAGATCGATTATGACTGCAACGAAGTATGAACTTCCAAAGAACCTTGCGAAGATATATGGCTCTTCAGTTATTTCTGCTCCTGAAGTAGCCGCTACGACCCTATCAAGGATCACCGGTGCAGCAGCGCAGACACTCGTTCAACCGATGCTTCATACCGGATTGGCAACAGCAGAGCTTCCAAAGATCACCTTGACTTTTGATAATCCTGAGTATAACAATACTTTCATGAGGATCGAACAGAATACTTCTGAAGGGAAGAAAGAAGGAAAACGTAATGCTTACTATGAAACCTTTGCTGAGATATTCACTGAACGCATGGGTGGATACCTGATGAAAGGGATGAAGCTTCCAAAAGCGTTGAATAATCCGGAGGGAGCGATGAAGCATTATGTATTGAGTAAGTACATTGATCTAAAGAAATTAAGCTCTCCCGGGAAGTCTGTAGAAAAGATCATTAAGAAGAATCTTGGATGGCATGGTATTGCAGAGGAATATTCAGAAGAACTTGCCAATTACTTCATGACCCGGACAATGACCGGGAATCAGGAAGTCGATCCTAATTTCTGGGAACAACAGCTTCAGACCCTTGCAACGGTAGCACTGTTTGGATCGGCAATGAAAGCTGTTGATGTAAGTCAGTGGGATCAGGTCTTCTATGGAGATAAGGTTCGATATTCATATACTGATGAAAAGGGAAAAGAGAAAAAAGTTGTTTTAAGCCGGGCACTGAATGATAATCTCAAAGAAATCTTTAATACAGAAGGAGATCATTTCACTGCTGTTGCACAACTTCTTACTGCTAACAGAGAATCGCTTACACATGACCAGGTTAAGCTTATTGCTTCTCTATCAGCAAAAGAATCTGTAGATAAGAAGATCAAAGAGGTAAATAAGCAATCCGATCTGAAGAAAGAAAGTATTGTTGATCAAGCAGAAGCTCAGGCATATGAAGCAGAGGAAACAGCAAAACCTGAAGTAGCAAAACCTGTGGAGATCGTTACTGAAGGATCGACAAAGGAAAATGCTGAGTTGAAAGTTTCTGAAACTGAGAAAAAGGATATCGATGCACATAACAAGCAGATCATGGAAGCTCATCCGGAACTTGCCCGGGATGGTTTGCTTATCACTTTACCAGGAGGCCAGCTTGAAGTTCCTACCTACGATGAGTTGCTTGACCGGGTAGATGAAATTACAACTCACCTTAAAGATATCTCTGAGAAAGATCCCACCGGTGGATTCATCCTTTCTTCTCCTGATATTCTTGAATACTATAAACAGTTAAACACATTACAGAACGAGATCAATAAAAGAGCTGATACGGAAGGAGTCCCGTTCAAGCATATGTTCCCCACTGAAAAGCATAACCGGTTAGAAGTTTCACTTAATGAAGGAAAAGAACTGAAAGGAAGGCTTACAATTCGTGGCGGAGCTGTATACAGGCTTCAACTTGAAGATGGGAAGGTTGTTAACGCTTATGCTTTTCCTGGCACTCCTGAAGCTAAAAAGCGCCTTAAAGAAGCTGTTGAGCAGGAAGCATCAGTGAAGTTAAAGTTGGATCATGACTCAGGGAAGATTTTCGTGATGTCAGGGAACTCCAAACTTGCAACACTTGAAAATAACGATGAACAGCATCTTAATTCATTAAAAGAAAAGAGAGTTGAAATCGAAGAGTTTATCAGTAGTGAATGGGAACAGATAAGAAGAATTGTAAAAGCTCCCAGGAGTGTTGCTTACTCTGGAATTCCAATCAATACTGAAAAGATAAATCTTATCCTTCCTCGTTTAGCCAGAATCGTTAAGAGATCTATTGATCTTGGATTTAATGATTTAAGCACTATTGTCGAACATATTAAAAATTATATCCGCAAGAACCGGCGGATGGAAATGGGAGAGAAGAAATACTGGTTGGACTTTATCAATAATAATATCAAGTTCATTCAGGAAACCATGCAGAAGTACTTCAAGGAGCAGGAAGAGATGTTTGATTCTGATAACTTCGAAGCTCCTGAGATGATTATCTCTGATGCCGGGTTCCAAACCGGCGCACAGAAAGTACAGGCAAATCTTGAAACTTTCAATCCGATATGGAAAGCTGTTGCCCAGGCATCAAAAACTTCAAGGGATAAGGTTGAGAAAGCATTTTTCCAGATAGCCAAGATGCCTGAATACGATATGGTTAGTGATGAAGCTACTTTCCAGACTTTTCTCGAATCATTACCAGCTGAAGATTTAATGATGAGTACCCTTTTGCTTTATATCTCTTCAAGGCCATTTCCTGAGATGATCAGCGTTTTTAATTTTTACCGAAATGCTGATTTGCTTAAGCAGTATAGTATGCTTATAAGAAAAGATGGTTCCCTTCGATTTGATCAGCTTAATCAGCCTCAGTTATTTGATGAATTTGTTGATTCATATTACAATACGATCAGGGATTATAAATGGGCCTATGTCGATGAAAAAGGGAAAGTTGGTAAGGTTTATTATGGATATGAAGCAGTAAGAGCCAGGCTTTCGGATCATCATCAAAAAGCAAGGCAACGGCAAATCAAGATCATGGATCTTGGATCGGAAGAAAGGACTAACCTGAGAAGACAACAGTTCGAGGATGACCTTGAATTACTGAGTGAGATTACCGGGATCCCTACGAATACGTGGAAAGAATTCTTTAAAAAGCAAACCGGAGAGACAACTTTTGCTTTAGTAAAAGGATCAAAAAGAAAGCAAACCTTTAATTCATACGAAGATATTCTCACTAAAGACCTCTGGGTTGGGAATTATCCACGTATCCAGAGTAATATCGTTCATAATTTGCAGGATCTTATTCGCTTAAGCAAGAATCTTGATGAATTCAAATCTAAACTGGATAATTTCTTTACAATAGGAGATAATTCCCGTAAAGTCCTTGCAAATCTTTACCGCTTGTCTACTTCCCTGGAAAATAAAGATGACGTATCTCTTTCCGGAATCGATACAAAAGGAGATCGTTTTTCTTCTTTTGTTCAATTCTCTCACGGAATGGTTGAAGCTCAGAGGCAGGGGAGAGAACTTACTATCCTTAATGGAATAATAAATCTTGAAGCTAATCCTGGACAAAAAGGGATTACCTCTCAGAAAATGAGTGTTGAGGATATTTGGTTTTCACTGATCTTTGCGTTTACAGAAGGAACCAATAGTTACCAGCAACACATGGGTCAGTTTGCTGATAAGTCAACGATCATCCTGATTGACTCAACAAAACACGAAGCTTCTGAAGAGGACATTACACAACTCGAAGAGAGATTCCCTGATTTCAAAGAAGCTGTAGATTATGTCTATAATGAAATTATTATTCCAAATAAAGAAAAGTTAGTTCCTCCGTCTACTCAGGGATTTGAACAAAAAAGAAAAGACCTTGCAGTTCAATTTGTATATAACTACGCAGTGAACATGGAAGATATTATCCGGGAATTCCACGGAGATATTTCTGAGTATAAAGATGGATTGATCGGATTAATGAAACGTGGTGGTTCTACAATTTCCCCGGGATACAGGCTTAATACAAAGATCAAGAATGGAGTTGGATCAGAATACAGGGTACTGCTTGTGAATGATAAAATCTTCAATGGTCATGAAGTAGCCGATGGATTTTCTTTGTACTCGGAAGATACAGTGGAGAGAATGTCTGTTTCTATGGGAGATATTTATAACCGAAAACATCCGACTGAAAAGAATCCTGCTGGTTATCCTATCCTTGATTCTATAAAGGGAGTTCATTCAAGTGTAAATAAGGAAACAGGCAAGAGAGGTTTGGACAAAACAAATGGAGTGAACATTGAAGCTTTTGAGAAGCTTAACAGTCCTGTTTATAAAAAGCTGAAAAAACTGATGGCTGATCATCATATTGATAAGATCACCTTCACTTCAGGAAACAAGCAAAGCGAAGATGAGGTTATTCCTTTTGAGCTTTTTGATGCAGAAGGGAAAGTCAATCCTTCATCGAAGATAACCGATCTGAACATCCTGACAAGATCATGGGAGGACTTTTATGTTCAACAGGACCTTCGCCACCCGAATACCCCGAAAGCCTCTAAAATGGCTTCTCAACAGCTTACAAACATTCTTTATCTGAATAACGGAATAGAGATTTCAAATTTGATAAAGACAATCCAGGCTATTGCCCTTGCAGAACTTGAAGAGTTAATGGGTGAGACTTCAACAGATGAGATACGTCTTAAATGGATAAAAGAAAATATTTCAGAGTATTCACAACCGGATATTTACAGGATGATCCAGGCTGGTGTGCATTTTAATGAACCTTCGATTAAGACTTACCTCAGAAATCTCATTGCAAACCATGTTTCGAAGAATGCTCTTGATGTAATGATAAATAGGGTTTCCACCCAAGAGATACCGGATATTGATGGAAGGCTGGAGGGAAGACGATCAATTACAATTGAAGGGAAAGAAAGAATTCTTCTTCCAGATATCGCTGCAAATATGGCGGGAGTACGGGCGCACTGGTATGAATTTAAAGGTAAACCAGCAGAAGCCATTGCTTACGTGAAAGAACACCTGGATGAATATCCTGACTTACTTGACAGTGATGGTAGGTTAATGGAATGGGAGATTACCGGGCGTAATGGTGTTATCCCGGGTGAACCGGTTATTTCTACCCGTATTCCCGCATCTGGATTAAACTCTCATACGGTAGCCAGGCTTGCCTTGAACTTACCTGTTGGGAACTTTACAATGCTTGACAGAGAGAGCCAGCGTATATCCGGTTCGGACTTTGACGGAGATGCCAGGTATAATCAGATATTCTTTAAAAAGAAAGGGAAAGTTGTTGATGACAATTCAAAAGAAGGATTGGCAAATAAAATTCTCATGGAAATGGTTTGGGGATACCAGGATCCTTCAATGTCTGATCAGATTACCACTCCTATTGATACCAATGCTTATAAATCTATTGTTGAGCCATTAAAAGAAACTCTTAAAGATTATAATCCTCTTGATATCCGATCATATATCAGAGGGTGGAACCAGAATAAGGTTGGTGTTGACATGAAAGCCATCATGACCAATATCAATACGATGTTCAGTATTGCTTCTGCTTACGGAGTTCAATTAAAAATTCAAGGGAATGCAATAGGAGTAGAAAAACCCTGGGATAAGCAAATGCTTACCGGATTCGTTTCAGATGAGTTCGGACAGATGAAAAGGCATATCTACAACTTGCAGAATATGGCTTTTGACAATGGTAAGAATCCACAGATAGAACTGATGGGACTGAATGAGATCACTGTCAATATGTGGATGCTTGCAATCATGACTGATCCAACCCTCTCTTCAGATCACTTTGACACAGCTCAGGAACACTATGATGCAATATATGCAGCTATTGAAAAGCAAGTTGAATACTTCACTTCTCCAATGGTTCAGAAATTCATTTCTCTTGCCAGAAAGCAAAACGGAGGACTTGTAAAAAAAGATCGTGATTCAGTATGGCGGATCCTTGAAGAGAAATTCCCAAAGGATGAAATAAAGAAACTCAAAAAGTTTGCAAGAGTATCTTCTGAACTCACTGCAATAAAAGAACTGTATAATCTTGTTCAGGACGTACCGCATTCAGCCCAGGAGTTCATGTCCGCAGAAGAGCTTGTTCAGAAATTCAAGAACAATAGTTTTACCCTTTTCGATACAGGTCAGTTTTTCTTTACCAATAAAGGAGGATCCCACTTCAGGATGGAATTTGAAATCGTTCCAAAGATTCTTGATTTCATGAAGAAGCATATCTACTACGATGCTGTTGAACTTACATCGGTTGGGAATAATATCTATAATTTCATTTTTGATCTGCTCGATGAGAAGTACAGACAGGAATACAACATTCCAGAAGACAAGCCTGGATTAAAATCTCTTACCAAAACTCAGGTTGCCAATATATCAAGCATCATGAACAATGTGCTTGCTGTAAGAGCTTTGAATAAAGAGCAATCATTTGAAGAAGTAAAATCAGAGGTTATTTCTCAGTTTAATCAGTTGAAAGTAAAGGAAAACTCGTTTAAGAATAAGCTTCATGTAAAATCAACTGAGTATGGTCCTGTTCTTGAATTGATACCTGAATTTCACCAGGCAACCTTCAGTGAGACACAGATAGCAGAGATTCATAAAGACTACGACAAGTTGCCAAACGATTTCAGGCAAGCTCTTAAAAAATATGTTTTTCATCAGTTCGGAACATCACCAAGTCGTTATACCGGTTCGCCTTACTCCCTGATGAGTGATTCACAAAAGATAGGAATATCATACGAAGTCCAGGAAGAACTGAATGATTGGGTTAGCGGAATCTTAACTTCCGAAGAACAATATCAAATTGCTCAGTTTATTATTCATTCAACAAAAGACTCAGGCATTAAGTCTCTCTGGCAGGAAGGGGAGAAGTACGCATTGCATAATGATATAAACGCTCAGAAAGATCCGTTTCCTGTAGATCTTGATTCTGACAGCCTCGAAGCATTAACCGAAGTTCCGGATGTTTCAGCGTTTATGAATTGGAACGAGGAGTATGGGATTGAAGATCCATTGGCATTCTGGACAAATATACTCAATGTCCCGGTTAAAACGATAAGTCTTTCTACACATATCAAACCTTGGGCAAAAAGAATCCTTGCTACAAAAAGAAGAATCGAATATTATTTCCCAAGGATAGACGAGCAGGTAGATGAAGATGAACTTAAATCTATGCTTGCTGAAGATTCTATCGGGGAAGCTTTTGCAACTGATGATCCAGATATCCAGAAATTCATTCTTACTCATCTGCAACAGATGTATCCGGATGTGGCATTCTTCAGTAATCGGGAACTATTTTTTGAATTCATTCGTAAGAATGGAGCCAGAGGCTTGAAAATCTCTCCTACGGCCATTGGACACGCTTTGGGTAACGCAGCATGGGTTGACCCTGAAAATGCCGTCCAATCGTCTGTATTGCACGAATACGCGCATATATACTGGGATGCTCTGCCAGCAGATCATTATGCCAAGACCCAACTGATAAGGCTTTTTTCAGAAAGGTATCCTGATTTACTGGAAGACCAGGTAGAAGAACAGATTATCCTTGCCATTGGAAGAAGTGCTTTTGGGATAGCCAAATCCAGACTGAATCCGTCGATGATTGATAAGTTTGCTGCCCTGCTTAAAAAATTCTGGACAGCAGTAAAAAGACTTTTCGAGAAATACTCATCTACTGATCTTGTAAATGAGATGGCTGAAGCTTTATGGACAAACAGGGATAAGATCAAGCCTCAAACAATAACTGGAAGATCAGTACTGAAAAACATGGCTGTTCCTTCGGCGCCACTCTGGTCCGAGAATCAGGATGACGGATTGTATTTTATTGAGAATGCAGTTTATCAACGGGTATCAAACATAACTCAGTATGCCAAGGTCACTCCATTTGATAATGATGGTGCAGTAGCCAGGGCAATAAGAAAAATCCAACAAGACTACTATGATCAAAATGGATTTTACATGGATCCAGCTCAGGAGATCATAAAAACTTACGAGATTCAATCCAAGTGGGAAACATCACGAAGGGCCGGAGAGATGACGCATAAGATCGCTTCAATGGTTTTTGGTGGGGAAGTTGTGAATCCAAGTCTTGTTTCTGAAGTATTTGAAACTAATGAGGCATACAGGATTCTTGTCGATTCATTTCAGAATTTCAGGAGTGAATTTCTGAAGCGTTATCCCGGGGCAACTTTCGAGACAGAGGTTATCACCAATTCAAAGAAATTCAAAGTTGCCGGGACAATAAACGTTCGTGCCAGGTTGACAGATGGAAAGCATATTATCATTGCATTTAAAACTAGTAAGAATGCATATAAAGATTCTAATGGAGGATTTACTTATGAATATACCCGGCCAAATACAAAGACGGGATTAAAACCTCCATATCCTGCATCTATGCCAGACTCTAAAGAGGTGGAACATTCTATCCAGATGAATGCTTATATGGCAATGGAAGAAGAGCAGGGGAATGAAGTTGTAGGATGCCTTATTGTTCCTGTTCAGAAAGAAGAAAATGATAAAGGACAATTGGTTTATGCCAAGATATTCAGCCGGGCAGAGAAAATATGGAATAACCTTGTATTCATTACTCCGACTAAAGAGGGGAAAGCAAGGGTTTATGGGTTGATGGATAATTTCAAGAAAGAGAAAAAATTAAGTCCTCTTCCTTCGAAAGCAAAAGTAGAAGCTCTTATTGCTAATAAGATTGATCGAGAAGTGGCTAAAGCGATGGTTGCAGCGGAGGAATATCTTTCTCGAGGATTCAATCTTGACAAGATCACCAATGTCAACGTAGAAAATATCGCCGGCTGGGGTCTTGCTTCTGTGATCCAAAAACTCAATGAGTTGGGATATGGATTGAGAGACTTGTATGGCACAACAGCTATCGAAACAAAATATCTGTTCTATATCGCTGATCATGGAATAAAAAAATCTGATTACGAATTAAATAAATCAGCTTATATAAATAACAGAACGGAAGTAGGGCATACTTATAAAGATAAAAAGAATAAAGATCATGTCGATGGTGTAACAAAATACTTTGTTGATGCCGGACCGGGTTATTATCTTGAAGAGTCAGGACACGGAACACTTGAAATAGGAGATCAGATAGCAAAGGTCGTTGCTGTGGGATATGAAGAGGGAACTCCTGAATACAAAGTCTATTTATACACTGTGAATAACATTGATAAAAAGAACAGAAAAGTATTCGCTATCGACCAGCTTACCGGAACAAAAACAATTATGATTAACAATAATGATCCTAAAGCCGGGATCATGAAGTTAATCCCTGAAGATCCCACGATTAAAAATGCTTATAACCCTGTTTACATAAGTGAGAAACAAACAATTTATGAAGCTCGGTGGAAACGGCTTACAAAAGATGACATAAAAAATCCTGAAGAGCTTGAACATTATCTTGAAAAGATTCCAATTATTGATAAGTTTTTCGAAGACAATAAAACTCTTGAAGATGTAAGGAAAGCTCTTAATAATGCTCCTGTCATGGAGGAATTTTTTAATAAGTTTAAACATATGACAGATAGGCATTTTTCATGGTTCCAGGATTTAGTTGCCGGCACATTAACTTCTCATTGGGTGTCAGTGCAGATCCGTGATGAAGCCGAGAATATGCGTTCAAATGAGATCAAGCCGTTTACCCTCAATCTTTATTATCTGCTTAACGCAAATGAGGATAATAAAAAATCTATGTTTAATTTCCAGGGAAGCGCCAAGGGATTTGCCAAGCATCTGATGACCGATGGTATGTTTAGTGGAAAATATATTCCTTTCCATTTTCTGATCTCCGGTGTTCGGGAAGCATATGGGGAAGCAATGACCGCCACGATTGCTCTTCGTTCAATTACTGATGATTATCTAGGAAAGGTGGATCAGTCAAAGATTACGATGTTTTTTGGAGAGACACAGTATTATAAAAAACCAAGCGATCGTAGCTTATCCAAAACAGAGAAAGAGTTTCTTGAAATCATATATGATCATCATTATACCTACGATCAGAGGTTCAAAATTCTAGATAAAGTTAAAGGAGAGTATCCAAGACTGATCCCTGTTACTCAAATGTTCGCTACTACCGGGGAACTTGTGAAGCAGTTTGGGCCTCAAAATGGAAGACTTATCGGAGAACTTCTTTCTCCAAAGGAATATGATGATATGGAGATCGATGAGGTTTACTGGCATGGAAAAGGATTCAAGAAAAAATGGGAGACTACAGGAGCAAAGACAACCCTTCGTAAAGTAAAAGAAGATTTTGTTTACGAGCATGGAAACCCTGCACATAACCGGTTCTGGCTTGGAACATATTTAAGGGAAGGGATGTCTTTCTTAAGCTTTGTCAATCCAGGATTACTTCGCTACTATAATCGACGTGCAGCAGACGCTTATGATGCGATAAAACATACAAATCCTCATATAAGAGCGCAAAGATCAAATATCCCGATTACCGGGAGATCTGTTCAGAAATATTCAAGCAATTTCTTTAATGAAGCAAGTGTTAAGGTTATTGAAGGTTTGATATATGATCATTACATGAAACCTTTGATCGCTCCTGTCCACGAGATATTAAGTATGGCACAAGCTCGGACAGATGTTACTGAATGGGTAAGAGAATATTCAGACATAGTTATCTTCCGGCGCCGGCCGGAACGTGGGGTTGTGAAAGAACAAATGAACAGGCAGGTAAAAAAAGCACTTGATTACCTGGTACGGATAAATTCTCTTAACAAGATCGCTCACCAGTACAGGGTTCAATTCAAGAACCTTGCTATCGGTTACGGGATGAATATTACCCGGGAACCAGAAGCTCTGCGTATCGGGCTTACAAGAATGTTTTCAAGTGTATTTAAAGAAGGTAATCATGACTTTTCAAAGATCATGAACCTCATAAAAAAGGAGAATAGGATATTGAATCTT